GTTTAAATACTTCAATAGGGTTATTCATCATATCTTTTATGTCTTCAACACCATCAGTTAATTTAGGATTATAATTTTCGTAATAACGATTATAAGTTAAATCACTAATCTTTAGTGTCGTCTTTTTCGGGTGTGATGTCTTTGACTTTAGTATTTTCATCTTTCTTCAACATCTTTTGTAACTCTGCCGTAGAGCCTACAAATAAAGCATTCTTAATATTATTATTTGCTGTTTTGGGTAATTCTTTTAAGTCTTTAAGTTTCTTTTGTAAGTCTTGTAACTTATCAACAGTTGTTGCAACTTGTCCTATGAGTTGACCAGCAACTTCGTATGCTCTTGGGTGTTGTCCCTCTCTAGCAATATCAAGTATACCTTCAATCGCTTCTTGGCCTCGTTCAATTAAATTGTAGTAGTTTTCTCTGCTGTATTTGTAGTCATTATCTACATCAGCTTTATCGTTATCTTCTCTACGTGGAACTGCGGGTTTAAAGTCTTGTTTGACTATTTCTTTTTTAGGTTCAGGTTTATCTATACCTAGAATCTCATTTACTTTATCTTCCAACTTTGTCATAATGTAATATTTATGAAGTTTTTACTTAACGAGCCGTTGCTGGGTTATCTCCCACTAAAGGTTCTTCGGCAAATGCCATGTAAATGTAGGTTGTTCCTGAACCATTACTATTTGTATTTGTAGAATTTAATTTAAAACCATTTGAAAAAATATCCATATTTATATCAGTTGAAGTTCCTTCAGCATTAGCTAAATTAGGATATAGTCGTAAATTTTTATCATTATAACCTAATCTTTTAGTATCATTCATAAACCAATTTTCTGTTCCAGAAGTAGCTTTGCCCATAACAAAAGCAGGTTTAAAGCCGGTGTACACGAAGGTACCATTTGCATTTCCATTACCATTATAAGAACCAAACTTGCTGAATCCTTGTTTCTCTGCAAAGCAGTAGGCTATGTAATTGTTACCAGATGTATTTTGTTCGCTACCACCATCAACATAAAAAACACTACTATCATTAGCAGTAACAGAGTCAGAATCATATTTAGATGCAGTAGTATCTAATAACAATCTATCTCTACTTCCATCTACAAAATAATATGTAAATCTCCAACTATTAGCTGAAGTAAGATTTTTAGTAATAGTAATTTTTGGTATTGCTCCTAATCCATGACCAATACTAGAATCTGAAGTACCATTTCCTGTATAAGAAACAATACTAAATCCACTTGTTGTATTAGCACTAACAGTTGAGGTTATACTTCCATCAGTATTACTAGCTGTTGTGTTTGAGGCTAACCAGTTCCATGCTACATAATTATATGATGAATTATTTACATAATCACTACCAGAACTACCATTTGATAATGAAAAACCATCTGAATCAAATGATGTAAAATATCCAAAGTTTTCATCATTACCACTACCTTCAGTAGAATCTGCTGAACTATCAAGATGCTTATTAACTCCCAAACCTCTTACAGAATCATATAGCATATGACCTATTGAAAATCCTGCATTTCTTTCTTTTTTCCAAGTTAAATCTGGTTGAAATCCAACCCCTGTTATACTTCTTGTAGAATTACCGTTACCTGTCCAAAGAACAGTATTAAAATAATCCGAAGGTTTTTTAATTGTAGTATATGGCATTATAAATTTAATCCTCTGGTTGATAAAGCAGTATAACCTGTTGGAACATCATATTCAAATATTCCTATACCACTTGCGTTAGTTCCTGCACTAGCTACTGCTGTAGTTCCGAAATAGCCATTGCCGAAGTTAAAATGAAATTCTGTTTGTGCACTTATCTGATAACTTTGGCAATAAGGAACAAAACCACTATCCCAATCACTATTAAATTCAGTTGTATCCCAAGTTGGATTTGCACCTGTTGCAGGATTACCAGAATTATCCCAAACACCATTTTCTCCTAACCACATTTTTTTATTATCCATATCTATAGCAAACATTAAAATATCATTAAGACTTCTTTGTGTTCCATTTCCATCAGCTGATACATAATTTCTTTTACTTCCAGTACCAGAAGTGCTTAATTGTACGCAATTAGCCTTTTCATAAACATCAGTTGTTGTATCTCCTTTGTTACATCTCCAATATTGGTCTATTGGTAAAACTCCAAGAATAGAATAACTATCTCCAGTTACCCATTTTACTTCCCAATAATATTTACCAGATGATGCACCTAAAGTTGCACCTACAGCAGATTGCCAATCTGTAACTGTTCCACCTTGAAATCTTGTATTTCCATTTGTAATACTCCAACCTTTTAAATGTGATAAAGGATTTAAAACACAGAAAACATTTGAAGGATTATCTTCCGTTTGAGTTAATGTACCACTATTAACACTCCAGTTGTTACCAAGACCAGATTGGTCTGTAACTGAAGCATCATTATTAAATAAAAAATGACCACTTACTCCATAAGATACACTTGGTTCTACTTTAATTTTCCAAACACCATTAGTATCATATTCTCCAAATTCTGTCGGAGCATAACTTTGACCATCACAATAATGAAAATGCGACATACACATTTCAGCTTGTGCACCTTCTCCATAGCCACCTATATAATGAGTTCCTGTATGACCAATTTCCATAGTTTGATTTTGACTAGGATCGGTACTTGATGAATATGAAATTTCTTCTCCATTTACATAAACTCTCATTCTTTCAGATGCTGTAGCTGATGTAGTATCAACTCTAAAAACTATATGATACCAAGCTGAAGTATCTTTATAACTTGCATTTGAATATTTTACACCTGCATAAGCACTATTAAAATAATTCCAAAAATAAAGTTTATCACTACTATGAAAATACATATTAGTAGCATAAGCACCACTTCCACCAGAACCAAAAATTGATTGTGATGTACCTAATTTATTTCTTTTAACCCAAGTAGAAATTGTAAATTTTCTTTGATTTCCTTGTGAGCCAAATGTTCTGCTTAATTGTGTTGCCATTAGTTAAACTGTGCTCCTCCTGATGCTCCATATGATGATGTCAAAGTAAATTCTCTATCTACTGTTTGACCTTCAGCATCTGTTGCTCTTAATGTAAATGTATATGTAGTAGCCGTTGTTGAACTACCACCAAAATCTGTTGTTGTTATTGCACCTGTAGAACTATTTAGTGAACAATTTGCTTGTGAAGCATTTGTTAATACGTTTGTTGTTTCTGAATATGTGATAGCACTATCTGAAGTTGCTGCTACTGTAGCAACGGTTCCTGAAAAATCACCTGCAATTGTTCCAAGTGAACCTGCTGATGTTGTCCAAGTTGGTGCATCTGATACTGTTAATAAAGCAGTTGACGATAATACTGCGTTACCATCCCCATTTTCAATTCTAATTTTATAGTTTGCATCTACTGACAAAGTAGCGTTTACAGTTAAAGATGTAGAGTTATTAAACGTAACTGAATTTGCTGAATAGTAAATACCTGTTGATGGATTTAAAAATGTAACTGTAGGAATTGAAGTAAAATTTGCTCCTGTAATTGTAATATCTGTTGCATCATTTGTGATTGTATCTGGCGATATAGAACTAATTGTTGGTTTTGTTTCACCAACTGTGACTGACCCACCTAACGAAACGGCACTTCCATTGATTGTTATAGAACTATTTGCTAAATCTGCGTTAGCTATATTACCGTCTTCTAATGATTTTGAATTGATTTTACTAATTGCCATAGTTGTTCTCTCTTATTATTTATACTATTTATTCATCTATATCCGTTGAAGGATTGTAATTTTTTGCGTCATTAAACGTTGTTATTGTTGTTGTAAATCCAAAGTCATCATTCGCATCAGCGCTTGTTGGATTTGGAGTAATTGTAATTCTTTCTTCTCTTGTTGAAACTGGCGTATCTGTGTATAGATCAGATTGTACTTCTTTAATTGTTTTTTGAGTAGTTGCCGGTCCAAATAGATAAGTTTTAGCGGTAAAGTTAAGTGTATAGATTACCGCTCTACGAGTTGTAAAATCACCACTATAACTATCTTCATAACTTACGTCATTGAGTATAATCGGTACATCTCTTTTTATATCTAATTCTGGTACTGCAATAACTGTGACAGTATAGTCAGGTTGAAAGAAAGGAAGTATTTGTTCTACAATTTGTAAACCTGATTCCGCTGTCGCTGTAAAGATATTTAATGTATAAGATATATTATAAGGAACAGGTGTGTAATTATAATTCATTACTTTCCCTTCCTTATCTGTTTTAACAGTCTTATACTTTTGAACTCTTGTTAACTTACGAGCACCATCATATGAGATACCAGATATTTCAAAACTCATTCTTGGTAAAGTTATTGAAAACTCTCGTTCTTCTAAATTGGGTTGTTGATCTAATCGTGTTAAAAACTTTTCTTTTGGCGCATACGCTAATGGTACCGCAAGTGTTTGAACTACATTACCAGATGAATCTGTTCTTTTAACTTGTATC